TAGTTTTGTCTGAAAAAAGAAACTTGGGGGTCGCCTGTGATATAGACATCTTGGGCACCGACCGATACGAGGTCAATCAAAGCAGCTGACATATTTATTAATATAGTATATTAAAAAAATTGAGCTATAACGTATTAAGAAATATGGTTGTTTTTCAAGCTCTTACATGGGAAGCAAACGATGACCAAGATGATAATAAGCACTTGGTAAGTATATTTGGTAAAACGCGGGATGGTAAATCAGTCTGTCTTACTACCGAATTTAAACCTTACTTTTACGTTAAACTCCCGCGCCAAGATTCTAAATCATGGGCTTCTATATGGCACAATAAAATATGTAAACTGTGTCCTGACTTTAATATCGAATATGATATAGTTATGGCAAAGGATGTATGGGGATTTCAAAACAATGAGGAGTTTAGTTTTATGAGAATTATATTTGAAACTTTATCTGAACGTAGAACTACTTCGTATAAACTTAAAAAAACTTTACCTGATGAAGTTACTAAACTAAAGGTATTCGAATCTAATTTAGATCCCGTCCTGAGATTAATGCACTTGAGTGGTATACAGTCTACTGGATGGCTTGACTCTGGTGATGATTGTGAAGACAATAATATCGCAAATGTTGACATTGATAAATTTTGTTTGAACTGGGAAAAATTAAAACCTGTTGATAATCCCGAAACGGCACCTTTCGTTGTATGTTCTCTCGATATTGAATGTAATAGTTCAACTGGTAAGTTCCCTGATGCAAATATAGATGGAGACTGTTGTTTTCAGATCGCTGTATCTCTTTGTACATTCGGTAAAGATGTACCCTATGATAAGACCTGTTTCTGTTATAAAAAAACAGATGATGATTTAGAAGGTTGTACTATACTGAGTTATCCAAGTGAACGTGAAATGCTAGAAGCGTTTAGTGTTTACATAAAAAAAATGGATATTGATATAATAACTGGCTGGAATATATTTGGGTTTGATTTGCATTATATTATTACTCGCGCTAAGAAGTTGAAGTGTAGTTCTAATTTTTTTAATATGAGTAAATTTCGGGAATATACGTGTAGTATAAAACCAAAGAAACTTTCTTCAAGTGCCCTGGGTGATAACGAACTCAAATTATTACCTTTACCTGGTCGATTTATTTTTGATTTATTTCACGAAGTAAAAAAGGGTTATAAACTTGATTCCTATAAACTTGATAACGTATCTAAATTATATTTGGGTGATAACAAAATAGATATGCCCGTTAAGGAAATGTTTGCGCGTTTTGTTGAAGAAGATCCTGTAAAATTACGAGAGGTCGCGGAATATTGTATAAAAGATACCTTATTACCACATAAACTTTTATCTAAGTTGTGTATACTTATAAACTTACTCGAGATGGCAAAAGCGACGTGGGTACCTCTTTCTTACCTAGTAGAAAGAGGTCAACAAATTAAAGTGTTTAGTCAACTTACTAAAAAAGCTAGGGAAATGGGTTACATTGTTCCAACAATTGCATGGGGTGAAGGTATGGTAGAAGGATACGAAGGTGCAACCGTTCTCGATGCTCAAAAGGGTGCATATTACACACCTATAACTGCACTTGATTTTGAAGCGTTATATCCTTCAATAATGATGGCACACAATCTGTGCTATTCAACACTCATAATGGATGCTAAGTATGAAAATAAGATTAATTACCCTGATTTGGAGATTGAAACCTTTGGTAAATTTAAATTTGTACAAAATGTACCCAGTTTATTACCAAGTATTTTACTCGAGTTGAAACAATTCAGAAAACAAGCAAAGAAAGATATGGCAAATTCGACGGGATCTCTTCAACAGATGTATAATGGTAAACAGTTGGCGTATAAAGTATCCATGAATTCCGTATATGGTTTCACCGGTGCATCCAAGGGTATGTTACCATGTGTACCAATTGCGTCTTCTGTAACTCGAAAGGGGAGAATGATGATTGACGATACAAAAAAATACGTCGAGGAAAATTACCCTGGTGCAAAGGTAAGGTATGGTGATACCGATTCTGTTATGGTTGAATTTGATGTCGGTGAACGTAAAGGTGAAGAAGCTATAAAGTATAGTTGGGAACTTGGTGAACGCGCGGCGTCCGAATGTACACATTTATTTAAAAAACCAAACAATCTCGAACTTGAGAAAGTATATTGCCCATATTTTTTGTATTCAAAGAAAAGGTATGCTGCGAAACTCTGGACACAGGGTAAAGATGGTAATATGAACATGGACTATATAGATGTTAAGGGTCTCCAATTAGTTAGAAGAGATAATACACCACATATGCGAGAGGTATGTAAAGAGTTACTTGACGTTATTTTAGAGAGCAGTGATACAGGACCACCTAAATCTCTCGCCATGCAACGTGCAATAGAGTTATTAGAAGGTGAAGTACCTAACGAGAAACTAATACTTTCACAACAATTAAGTGATTCTTATAAATCTGAAAATCTATCACACGTCCAGGTCAGAAACAAGATGAGAGAAAGACAGCCAGGGTCGGAACCACAATCAGGTGATCGTGTTCCATATATTCTTGTGAAAACTCATGATCCACGTGCAAAAGCTTATGAAAAAGCAGAAGATCCAAAATATGTCGAAGAAAATAATTTACCGATAGATTACCCTTATTATTTTTTGAATAAGTTTTTGAATCCCGTTTGTGATTTAATAGAACCTTTATTTGAAAATGTTAAGGAAGAAATATTTGGGGAACTTATAACAAAAAATAAACCAGATAAAAAAAATAAAAATATAATTGATCCTAAACAGAGGAAAATTTCAGATATGTGGGCAAAGGTAGTTAAAAAATAAAAACGTTTAATTATAAGTATAGTTATGTATTTACCATTAAACATCAAAGAAGCTATGGATGAAAGTATAAAAATATATTCTAATAAAGTTCTTAGTAAAGTCTATACAAAACTTTTATCAAAGAGACCACATATTGAAAGTCTCCTAGATTTTAAAACTAGTGAAGTATGTCACAAAGATATTATATGTGATATATTAAGTTTTAATACTATAAAACAAATTAAGAGTGATATAGAAAAACAGTCTAATAAAATTATTTATGCGACCTTAGAATCATGGTCCATAATTACTAAAATACCTTTCAATACTATAAGAGATTGCTTAGATCATGACCCTATATGTAGAGGTATAAAAGGTGCAAATGGTAAAAATAACAGATACACACGTGGTTGTTACTGTATGTCTCCCAAACAAGAAGGTTGTGGTGATTATTGTAGTAACCATAAAAGTCAGAATATTTCCGTTGTCAATGGACAAGATACAAACAAAATAGTATTGAAAAATATGAAAACGTACGATGAGAATATTTCTGTAAAAGAAATAGACGATAATCCATTCGATTATTTATGAAAAATAGTTTAAAGTTTTAGGTACATGTCTATAGAATATGAATAAATCTACTATATTATTACATTCTATAGATACTTTTTATAAACATGAAAATAATAGAGATATTCTTAATCAGATACTAAACAAATCTGGTGGTATATCATTGCGTAACCTCGAATGGTTTATTACAAATTATTGTAAAAAAAATAATTTATCATATAAAACGGGTGATGGTAAAATATTCAGTGTTCACTGTTCGTATAAATCTAGTTTAGATGGGTATAGTAAAAAATTATTTGATCCATTTTGTCGATCTTCAAAAATAGATTATACGATACCGGGTACAAATAATAAAATTAGTACAACTGTTGCACAGTTAAATTTTATTAGATGGTGTATAAAAAATAACATTATTGACTACATAAAAGAACATAAAAAACAATTATTTAATAAGCAAGTGACATGAAACCATTTTCAAAGGTAAATGTTTGATAACCAACATAATACATGTGAAGGTTATATGTATCTGTAAGATCAGGAACCATTTTTATATCCAAAGTAGTTCTATTTGAACGTAACTGTGTAAAGTCCAAGCTTCCCGATGATTCCACATTAATCGGATTCATCGAGAATGCATACGTGTATATATTTCTGAACGGTCTAGATAAACGACTTGTAAATGGAACAGTGTATTTAAAATACTTATGATCACTATCTTGAATATTTGGTACATTTTCTCCGTTTACGTGTATTTTAGCAGAATGCATGGGTGGGTGAAAGAATTCATTTAGTATAGTATAAGTATCTTGTGTAGACATATTATACCTGTTATGAAAAGTATATAAACCATCTACAGTTGTATTATCTTGACTCGGTTCTCGAGCTATAGTCTCATTTTCAAATTTTTCTTTTCTAATAAACCAATTTAGTGTTTTAACGGGTATGTTTGCAACTATTTCAATTTTTTTATCAACTTCACCCGGGTTTATTTCTAATGTAGGGTGTTTTTTAACAATATCTGTTATAAAATTATATTTATTATTTTTAATGTAAACTTTTTCACTCGGGTCTATTGATATTTCTTCGGTAACTATATCGAAAGAGTCTAATGATATATTACTGGGGTAATCCGTGAAAAAAGATTGTGGGTTAAACTCGATTTCGAATTCTATTTTTTGTTTGTGTATAGCACATAAGGGAAAATAAGGTCTATTTGGTTTATTTGTTTCGTATTCATCACTTTCGTATTTTCGCGAAAAGAAAAATGGTATAGGTATAAAAACCTTTGATTTTTTTCGTGATAGACTAATGTTTTCTATAGACGTATCTTCTGCGATATTTCTATTTATTGTATATCTTTTGGTTCTTTTTTCGGATTCATCAAGATATAATTCGTCATAAATAATACCCCAATCTGCGTGATACTTTTCAACTATCATTTCATCAATACGCATTGTTATGGATTTAAATAAATGTCTTCCGACCTGATCTGTGTAGTTATAATTTGGAGAATCACCCAGGTTATCAATTGTTAGCGTTGGTAATTCTAACGATATATACATATTAGATAGAAGATCACCCATATTTCTCGGGTTTAAAGTGACTTTTATTGTTTTGTTAAATGGCCATGAAGGTGAAGCGTCACCTGGTTTTATAACTTTAGTACTTTTATGAAACTTTGTAAAGTTTGAATGTTGTTTTAAATTATATTTAAAGAAGGACTTTTCTGTATCATTTTCGATAAGGTAAGTATCTTGTTTTCCTATAGCATTTAAAGATATTATTGCTCCTGTATTCGGACCCGATACTGCGTCGCACATACTATTACATACGTATATATTTTTTAAATATCTTCTTCATAAAAATTTGGTATAGGTCTATCCTTATCATATTTTTTTTTAATGTATTTATATAATTTTTGAAACCAACTATTGATATCTTTTTCGGATAAAGAAGGTATTCGATTAAAATAATTAAACTGACCAGATTCACGTCTACGCAATTGTTCACATGTTATTTTTTTATTTCCATGTTTAAAACAACTATAACATATTTTTTTAGCTTTTAGTTTATAAATTTTGTAAAAAATTACATTATTGTAACAAAATAACGGTGATACATTTCTTTTATAAAACCTGACTAAATCTCTTACCTGCCAATTATTACTTTTTACATAAGGTTCGAGTGGATTATCGCATATGTAACATCTACCTTTACATTTAATATTAATATACATAAAAGAAAAACAATTTATTCTTTTATGTACTATAATGAAGTTAGACAACCGGATGGAACTCGTGTTATAGGTATAAATCACGAAGAAGAAAGACCAAATGTATTGGAAGTTTTACCCACTATCGAAAGTCAAAATCAAGAACAACCTGAATACCAAATATTCAAACTGGATATTGTATACTGGTTGAATTTATTTATTGTTATAATCAGTATATATTATACACTTATATATGATAATATCATATCTGTAGTTAACTGTTTAGCATGTATATTACCATTACATAGCACACAAAATAATAATATTTACGGTATTATTGTGTACATAGTATATATTATTTTTACCATGTTATTAACAACATTTTTGGGTATATATGAATATATATGGTATTATTTTACATGTAATGTTATAATTATGTGTATTTTTTTAACCTCAGTTGCAAAATATGTAATATATATCAGGAATCAAAACCAAAACATAAATGAACATGTTGTATGAAAAAAATGATTTAGATATTGCTAGAGGTCTATACAAAAACCAACCGGAAAAATGTGAACAATTTGTGAGAAGTATTCATAAGCTTAGAGAATCTCATAAAAAGTACAATGACAAACGAGAGAAAAGTAAAATAGTTTTTTTAGATATGGTTCCAGATAAACACATAGTAAATCGACATAAGAATATTACATGTCAGGCTATAACAATGAGTGGTAAACGATGCTCTTTTAAATCAACGTGTGGAATATATTGCAAAAAACATAATAATAGTCATAAAAAATAAATATATTGTTATAATAATAATGTTAGATCAGGAAACACTCAGACCCGTTATAATATCAATGGCACTTTACCTCGCTATATCGCAAATCATTCCAGAAGTTTTTAAAAAACCAACAAATGTAGGACCCGTTGATGAAATTGTTGCCATGTTAATCGCTCAAAAGGGGTCTCTGACTTCCGGAGCTATTCTTACTGGACTCATTATCTTCATGACTAATTACATTAACGATGAATTCTTGTAAAACATTTTTTTTACACGTGAGCATTCGGGTTTTCGTATGATCCATATATCTTATTTTTTTATTGTAAGCATCAAACATGAATTCCATGAGCTGGTCTACACTGGGTTTTCCCCACTGCATACCTTCTTTGTATAAAAAATCATCTCTCGGTATTTCTTGTAAATCACATTTAATAGTATAAGGTGTTTTTATATATTCTTTTGCTCCACCATAATCTGTTATTATTACCGGTTTGTCTCTTATAGCAGATTCTACTGCACCCATACCAACACCTTCTGATGAAGAGAAGCTTACATAACAATCTGATTTACTATGTATATCTTCCATAACTTCGTCAGATACCAGATCGTTTATAACAGTTACGTTTGGTAAGTTTATATTAACGGGTTGTTTACATGTAGCTTTAACAATTAATCTAGAATCTGGTTTATTTAATCGTAAAAAACACTCTAATATTTTATTAAAATTTTTACGAGGATCGTGTACATTACCTATATGGTAAAATGTATACGGTCTTTTATCGGGTATATGTGCGTGTATTACAAAAAAATGTTTATCTGGAAATTGCCTTTTAAAAATTTTTCTACAGTATTCACTTGGTACTGCAATTTTATCAAATAAATCAAAAAGATTACCGTAATCTTCGTGCACTGTTTCTGTTTCACATACCGTCATACATGTTACATGCTTCACCTTTCTTTTAATTTCTGGTATTTTGTCTAACCAATACTTTACGGGAAGTGCGAATATAAATGCATGTTCAGACTCTGGTATTTCATCGTGTATTTCTAAATATTTAGTGTGTTCATCAACGGGAAAAAGGTCCATGTATTTTTTACAGTGTTGACCTATTCCGCTCAGGAGAGTTGGACCTATGAATAACATTTAGTATAAAGATAATATTTCTTTTATATATATTACGCGATGGACTCTGTCAGAGAAAAAATTGAACATGCTCTTCAAAGACCAAAAATTCACAAAACTGAAATATATGGTATAATTAAAGAAATTGCCGACATTATCAAGGCACCAGCACCAGCTCCAGCTCCAGCTCCAGCTCCAGCTCCAGCACCAGCACCAGCACCAGCACCAGCACCAGCACCAGCACCAGCACCAGCACCAGCTCCAGCTCCAGCTCCAGCTAAAAAAGCTGCTACACCAAAGAAAACACCAGCTAAAAAGTCGGCTACACCAAAGAAAACGCCGGCTAAAAAGCCGGCTGCATCTGCATAGGCATTGGCTGTGAAACCTTGCGATTTAGTAAGTAATAACCACCACCCATAAACATTATAAATATAAAAAGGTAGATTAACGGGATTTTCTTTCTTTTTTCTTGTTCCATTTTTTCAATATCATTCTTATCTGGAAGTTTTTCGACATTTATGTTGAGTTCATCTATCTTACCGATAAGTTTATGCAAAGCCTCGAGAATCTGAACTTCTCTATTTATAGGTTTTTCTTTTACATCTATAGTTGTTATTTCGAGAACCATATACCACTCTGCATCAGGTTGTAAAGTAACGTAATCAGTATCTTCCTGATACTCGTATAATTCAAAATTCAGTTTTTGTATAGATATGGGATTAAATAAGTTTGTTTGTCTTTGAAACCCTTTCCATTGTTTATCCCTAATAATAGTATGTGAACCATGATTGAAATGTCTTTCTAATGGTACTCTCGCTAAAACCTGCCCATGCCTTTCATCAAGTATTTGTGCTCTTTTTGGTACATCTTCACATATAATATCAACGTATTTTGCAACGCTACTTACATGTGAATCAGAGTTCGGATTAGCTTGACCAACCTGTGTGATATAAAAATCAACTGGTTTCAGTCCACATACCTGTGACATTTCTTCTAAATGTAAATTTGATTCAAGTGTTAGATCTATAGAAAATGTATTATTTGAACCATTTACATATTTTGAATCTATTATAATGTACTGTACTTTTTTGGGTAAGTCCTGGAGTGAAACCATCTTGTATTTACAATATAAAAAAATAAACATAAATAATAACATGTTTTCGTTTTACTCTAGTATATCTCGCTTATTGGGTTCAAATACACAAACACTAAAATCAACGGAGTCTTATGTATCATTATATCCTAATACGATACACTCTGATATGGTATTATCATCGGAATTTTCAAGTAATAAAATTATATCAAAAAACGATTGTGGTGAGACTATTATTTTAGAATATTTAAAACATGACAAAACATTCGATAAATATAGTCCTAAGTTTTTTAAATATAAATAAAGATTTAATAAACTTAACATATAAATGAAATGGATTACATACACTTACACACACACGACTATAAAATCGCTTTCTGTCAAGCGACAAACGAACTCTGTGAAGACGTTCAAAGGGTTATATGGGAAAAAACTCAAAAATACGAATACGAAAACCTTGTGTGCCCAGGAGCCCCGGAAAAACAATTACGAAATACACGATTCTCAAAAGAAAGACTCGAAACTTTATGCAGAAAGTGGAAAGAAAAATGGGGGGAACCAACTTTATCAACGCATGAAAACACTGGCATATGAAGAGTTTTGTTATACAGATTTTAAACGTGAAGAACATGACTCGTATTCACTGGTTTTATACAGAACAATGTTAAATGAACTAGAATACGAAAGGAGTAATCTGAAATATATAAGTCTTTTCGGTGAAAAATGGAGAAAAATGTCTAGAAAACAAGATAATTTTACACACGAAGATAGATTAACCGAAATTCAAGTTCGTATATACGAATCTGTTACTCGACGTGAAGATTTCCTGGATAAAGAACGTAAATTTAAAAAGAAATATTTTGATGACGAAAACATAGATATTGATTTAATGAATTAGATACTTAATGAATAAATTGTAATATATATTAATTAATGTTAAATATAATAAATCCCACGCAAAAAACACTTAGAATATCGTGTCCAACTAAAAGAAAAGACGGTATAGCAGAATATGAAAAAATCAAACATAAGATTAAAAAATCAACTTTGAAATACGGCGCGGTGGTTTCTACATATCATTTTATTTTTCACACACCCGTTGATGGTATATCTGCTAGTATTGGTACTATAGCTTCGTGTATATACATAGACTCACTTTCTAATTATGTTGATAACATTGAAAGATTACCGGGTTTAAATAAAAGATTATTAGTGCCTACATTTTTAGCATTGTTAGAATCCATGTGGAATTCACATGATTTGGGTTTTGATTTTAATATGGGTGCGACTTTATTTGGTTTTTTATCATATAAAATGGCTTTTTATCAGATAGTAGCTGAAGAATTATTAGTGATTGATAATGACCTAAGTGAATTGGATGAAATATAAAAATTAAATAAATAAACAAAAATGTCTTTATTCTTTAATCTTTTAAAAACACACACAGAAATTGTTCAACTCAAAGATATGAACGAAGTCATGTCTAATGCCTTAGGTTTATTCGAACCTATTGATGTTGAAGTTTTTGCACTTAAACCCAAAGAAGATTTTCCGACTAAACTCGGTGATAATACGTATCTCGGTTATGTTTGTTTAAGTAAGGTCAGCAATAGAGAGGACATTCGAATGATTCAATTTTATCATGAAAATAAGGGGTGTGAAGAAATTATATTACCCTTTTTAAATATGCTTGTGGATGAATTATCTCCTAAAGATGGATCAGTAGTAGATTACAGAGAAATGATAATTGTACCTTATGTTATCAGATCAGAAAGACGCATGTGGACTAAATATATGAAGAGATATTTTGAAGATATCGAATCTGGCGAAAAGTTTTTTTCAAAAAACAAAATACCAGAAAATGTTGACTGGGAATGTCTTTTACAAACGTTACCAAAAACAAAAATGGAAATTTAATCATACTTAAAAAATATAGACCTTTTAATGATATAACATGTCTAATAACCTTACACACGAACTTTTAAAAAACTGTACCTCACTCGTAAAACTTTCTCACCTTAATGATTTATGTAGTAATTTGAACAATAAAACCTGTAATGTCTATGGTTTACGTGCAGAATTTGGATACCCCGAACACCTCATTCCCCCCAATAATAAAAATTATATCGCTTACATGGGAGTTTCAAAGAAAAAAATTGAAACAAGTTATGGACAGGCGCATTTTACAACATTTTCTTACGAACCCAAAATAAATGTTTGTGAATCACCTGTCGGTGTTTTAGAACACATGTATGATATTTACGTAGAAGAAACTATAGAAAGTCTTTATAGAAATAAGTATAGAGAAGGTGAAAATTATTCGGTTGAACTTTTTCCGTCTAAAATCGAATACAAAGATATTGGGTATTGGAGATGGTTATTTCAAGAAGATTGGGGTATTTATGATAAAATTTCGATGGACGACTTTATTGATGATTATGAAATCAAGAGTCATGTAAATTGGGACAATCTTTACGATATTCTTCCTAATAATATAGACGATGTAAAACGTACAGATGAATATTCAAGTGATGAAGAAAGTGAAATGCTTTCTGAATCCGAAACTGAAGTTGAAGAAGGTGAAATTGTAAGTGAATCGGAGTCCTAAGTTGAAATATAAAAATATAAAATATAAAACACAAATGCGAACAAATTGTTGCTACCAACCCTGTTATTATAGAGCTGGTAAGAACGGATTCTGTTTAAAACATAAAGAAATCGCCGAAGTAATTGAAGCTTTACTTTTATTAAAAAATGACGGAAACAACACGGGAAAAGTATCCAGAACTGTACAAAATAAATAAACACATGGTAAGTGTTTATAAAGAAAGAGATTATTGGAAAGAAAAGTACATATTTCTGAAAGATGAATTTGATATTCATAAAATTAAAAAAAATACAAGTTTTGTGAAACGAAAGAATGTAACACAGTCAGTCAGAAATTATGCTATTGCCACTAGATCTGAAGAACTGGGTATTAAAAACGTTTTTACTTACAAAAAACTCTTATATCTCGATCCGTGTGTGTCAAACGAGACTGAATTTTACAGGTCATATCTAGAAGAATTCCATTTAAAAAATAGAAAGTTTTAATATATACCATGACAACTACTACTCTACAAAAAATCATGAGCTTAGTTGATAATCACTCAGACGAAATACCTGAAGGTGATTATTTAGAAATTTGTAATACACTCCGTGATATTTCTAGAAATACTCGACGTGTTCGTACTTTACCAGTTAGATTAAGAGAAAATCCCTTAGATACAATAGTTACTAAGTGTATGGGTTTCGTTCGCGAACGAAAGAGAATAAGACGAGCCTTAAAAATGTGTAAAAAAAGATACCGCGTAACTAAAAATATTAAAAACGAAGCACTCGAGGCATATTGTAACGCTTTAAACCTACCCCTTTGTGAAACTATAGAAGAATTACAAGAACTTGGATACGCGAGTAATTCACACGATTTTTTTTTAGAATATTTAAGTTTTTCAAATGAATATAGACAGTGTCAAAGAGAAGTATATATACGTAATCTTGATTCCATTGAAAATGAAATGGAAATTGTAACTTCATTTATGCGTGTAAATCAGGGTATTATAGATACTTTTTACGAAATAAATCTAGACGTGAGTAACCTAAGTTGATTTTAATTTATTTTTTTTTAAGAATATAAAAATGGAAGATCTTACTAATTTAATGCGTTTGATTGATTTAAATTCGACTAATATATCCGAGGGTCATTATCTTGAGATGTGTAATTCGATAAAAAAAATCCATGATATTATTTCACCTTCAAATTCAAGTTATGATTCAGAATCTGAAGATGATGATACTAATACTTTTATGTTAAGAGAAGTGATGAGTGATAGTACACTCAATTTCCCACCTGTTCCATTTGTACCTATACGAACAGAAAGGGGAAATAGATATAGATATTACGAACACGAATTACAGGATGCAGATGCAGATGCACCTTCAAATCAAATAAATGATGAAAACGATGATTTTCTCCTAGCAACACCTGACGAGGAGAATGAACTCCGTGATTTTGCTCTTGATAGAGCACATGGTTGGGAAAACGATCGAGAGGCGTTTGAAAATGATATGAGAATTCTTGAACAGGCGCAGAGAGAACACGATGAAAACGAATTACAAAAAATTAGACAACAAATTAGAGATACGGAGAAACTTATTACTAAAACAAAACCGAGACAGAGAATAACTGAAACTGTTCGAAAAGCTGCTATAAAAGAACGCGCGAACGAGATTGGTATTCGATTAAGAAGATATACTTTGGGATGTTTATTGGATGCAGGACACGATGTTGGTAACGCACGAGCTTTTTTCAAAAATTATTTGAATGATTATAACGAGGATATTGAAGATAAACTGAAAGAATTGAATTATACCTTAGAAGATCTTATTGATAAAGGGGAGACTCTTCTAAGAAACATGAGTATTAATATGAAATAGACTAATTTTAATTAAAATATCATTTTACACCATTTTTCGTTAATATTACCGAATGGCGAATACTCAAAAAGTAAATGTATGAGTGCGCCTGATATTATAAGTACACCCGTTCCCTTATATACATATTTCGTAAGACCCATAACTAAAACCTGTAACATGACACCAATGAGGAGTGCCTCTAATAATACTGAAGTAACAGCCCGCATTTTTTTATAATAGTATAATATAAAAAAATGGATGGTCAAGATTATGGTATTATATTAGTAATCCTAGGCATGATTGGTACGTTTGTATATTTTATAACCAGTCGTAAATCAGGGTACGTAATAGAAGAAAAATAATAATTAAATTTTAACATAAATAATATCTCATAGTATATAAAATGATAACCGATAGAAAGTTACTCATCATTTTATGTATTACTGTAGTTGTATTGATTATATCAAAATACATAACATCAGAAGGGTATGCATTGAAAACCAACGAAATAAAATTCGGTTGGCGAAACAAAACGACTGACGGTGTTACTAAATGGGTTATTAAGTTAACGGGTGGTAATAGTGACGGTAACCTTGTCGTGTTAGAAACTAAAGAAATAAAAAAAGAAGATGAGCCTGAATATTTCAAACCTTTTAAGAATAATGAAATTATATTTGACGGTAGAGATTTTAGTTTCGATACGGTAAAACAGGGTTTGAAAGTTGATGTTTATTATAACGAAGAATCGGAACCACTTATTACAAAAGCGTTATATTTACAAAAAAACATGTTTAGTATTACCCTAGATCTTCTTACAAAACTAAACGAAACTCTTTTCTCGTTTAATCAATCAGATCACGAGTTTCAGAACGGGTTTTATACTATAAAATCCAAAACGGGTACTAAAAAATTCATAATAAATGACCAAGATGAATTTGAGTTTTCAGATAAAACGTATGATGATAAAGAATGTTACGATACATTTTATTTACAAAAACTTCAAAGCTGGAGTAACGAGTTTTATTTAAGAAGTGCGAATAACAATAAATGGACAAAAACATTTAAAACATATGGAGGTTCTATTCCATATGACTTTGATTCAAAAGAAATAAAATATTCTGATGGAACAAAAAATTATCGTACAACTCGTAAACTTTATGGAGAAGTCTTTTACTCGAATGATAGTACTGAATACAATCAAAAAGATAAGTTTGAAGCTATAAATACAGAGGATGGTTCTTGGCGAGATAATGCTCGTGTATATAAAATGGATGAAAATTATTTGTATAGAATGGAATCTGGAACACCACTAAAAATATCCGACGATGAAATTGTATTAACAAAAGTTACTAATACGTGTACTGTAACTCAAAAGGGGAAAGGGGAAAGTACCGAGTTTCAAAAAACTGTAGGGTGGTATAACACAACAGAAACAAACCCAATGAAAAGATGGAATACTTTTTATATACCCGTACAGAAGACAAACTACGTCGCGAATGGAAAGTGTGCGAATTTTAGTATAGCCGAAGTTAAGACATATGCTAATTCTGTAGGTACTCGTATAGAAAGTGATGATACCGTTGAAACCTTGTGTAAAAGAATTTTTTACACTACACCTAAATTTGAAGAGAAAAAAAACGGAGACGCTGGAGAAGAGTTACCAGATTGGGGAACTGGGTGTAGACATAAAGGTAAGTACGATAGAAAGGGAAAAACTGAGGGATGCGAAGGTAAATTTAGCACGGCCGATTTATATTCAAGTCCACCATTCAGAGATTTAATCAAAGAATATCGCATGAAAGAATCTTGTTCATACCTAAACGATGGTTATACTCCTAATGATAGTTGTCGCTGGTCTATAGATTACGGCGACGATAGTATTCCAAATTTTAAATATATAAAAGAATATGGTACTGACGTGTGTCCTAACGATAGTGATGTGAAAGCATTAAAAGATGCAATAGATGCACAGTGTGAAAAAATAACAGAAAAGGGACTTTGTTTAGCAGAGAAAACAAATAGTGATACGTCGTCTAAAATTACAACTATACAAGATAAGTTTGATACTAAAAAGGCATCGGCAAAAATTTCAAGCCACAAGCCTACGAATGACCTTTTCAATAATAGTCCTATCTCCTTACCAGACTTTAGTAAAAATTTTGATGAATCAATCTGTAACTGGCGAGGATCTGCTACGGAACCTGTAGTTGAGATTGATCCAAGGGCAGGTACGATTGAAGATGAAATATGTGAAGCAAAAACACGAGAAGAATTAGAATCAAAAATATGGGGGAACAAAGCAAATCAATATAAAGATTCGGCTTGGCAATCTATGCGTGATACCTTTACCGATGGATATGAAAAAATTAAAGAAAAATGTTCGGAAACTTCTGTTGGTAATTGTCAACGCCCTTATTACGGTCCTAATACATCACAATTTGGTACGGATTTTGCAAATCTTTATAAAAACGGTAATTCCAGTATACACCAATTTGCGTGTAAAAAAAGTACGTACGGTTGGGATCTCGATGGTAAACGCTACGATGTCAATGCGAAATAAAACTGAACCTATTGTATTATCTGGTAGCGGACCTGCGCTCTTAAACAAACAAACCGGTAGTTTGGCACGGAACGAAGAATATACCGGCGGTGCTGGATATATATACGGTTTTGATTTATCAGGCTAATATTAACTATATTTAAATCTCGTAATATATAAAATGATTAATGGTAATAATCTAATTATCATTTTATGTATTATATTAATTGTATTAATTTACCTTTACTATAAAAAACATGAAAATTATACTATAGACTCTATAGACTTTTCATGGCGTAACGGTAAGGTTGATGGTGTTACTAAATGGATACTTGTTGGTGAATTTCCAAGTTTAGAAGACGGTGGTAAACGAACAATCACAAAAGAGTATACGGATCCATCTATATTAACGAATTATACTAACGTATCCGTAAATTTTTTAAAAGATACGTTATTTGATTATAAGATTTCAAATGGGAATGTAAAATTAACATTATATTACAACGAGAAAGGAGTTAACAATGAAGCTGGGTACAAAGAGTTTACGGTAAATAAAGATGAAATTTCTTTAAAAAAGTCTCAAATTACAAAGGTCGAAGGACCCGAAATACAATGGCCTTCCGCAGCGGCTGATAACTTACCTGATGAAGGATGGTATCAGATAAAAGGTGGTTTTTTAAAGAGTAATTATTATGGTAGTTCTGTGAGTGACGATTACTATTATTACGTCGATGAAGATAATAAAGTAAAAACGGCGGGTAAAGATTGGTATTCCACTAACTATATTCCGGATATAAGTATTAGTTGTTCGACTTTATTTTATTTAAGTTATAGAAATACATCAGAAAAACGTGGTAAAACCGGTGATTTTCAGTTACAAACGGTCATGGGTAAAACAATTGATAGTGATGCACTAAAATGGTGTATTATTGGTGAAGACAAATCTATAACGTGTTCAACTGTGTCAAAACCAGACAAGACTTCTTTTAAATTATATACCGAGAAGAGAGGGGAGGTGAAACGTTTAAGTTCAACCCAATACACAACACAAGCTGATTTAAACATAATTGGTAAAGATCCAATTGATGAAAATGAAGAATATTGTAAAGTTGGTAATGAGTCGAAATCTATGTATTATTGCAGAAACGATGCGGAATCATTTTTTGACAGAAGAAGTAAGTATCATAATACTAGCAGTGATATTACATGCGATGACGAAGATTACCCAATTAAGGAGTCTAATACAGTTATAGATTCTACACAAGGTAATAAAGGTAAACCTGTGTGTAATGTTTCTGAAACTAAGGATATTATCGAAGGCGTACGTTTTGTGAAATTTGATATAAATAATATTGATACGACTATAACCATGGATAAAATATACGAAGCACAAAATTTATTAGGTTTACCAAGACTTTATGATATTAGAAAAGTATCAGAAGCGGCTACTAACAAAAAAGAAGAGGCAAAAACTGATGATGAGAAGACTAAAATTGACAATGCTAAAAAAATTTTACTCTCTATAAACGGATTTATGAATGGTTCGTGTGATCCGAAAACGTATAATACTAAAATTAAAGAAAAAGCAACAACTGAAAAAAATGAAGCTGAATACCTTGCTAAATACGGAAAAATTATTGAAGGTAAGGATTTACCTATGGGTATAGAACAAGCACCTACATTTTACATACACGTACCACCTACTATAAAAGAAACAACTTTCGAATATAGAAATCAAGGTTCGAAATCTAATATTATTGCCGACGAAAATAAACTAAAAATCATAAATAATGCGGCGGGAACAAAAGCTGGTATATCTGGTAATATTAATTTTCCACTTAAACTTGTTAATGAAGGGAAGGATCGTTCCATGGTTTTAGTTTTTTCAACTACACCCAATGTAGAAATAGAAAGATTATTAACCGGTAATTTTGGACTCCTTGTTTATCCATCTTCCATAGAGAATAATAAAGTAAAAGATTCATCCATATTAGAAGGTGCTATAGGAATAGTGGATGGTAAACTAATAATTAGTGGAAAAAACACGGGACTTATTGTCTCGAAAAGTGAATGGCACATTTTGATAATTACACAAAAAGTAATTATTGGAGAAAAAAAGACTTATGACAATGATGGCACTGGTGATATTGATCGCGATAGAACTCGAGAATTTATGGGAGAAACTTCGTATATTGCTAGTATAGGTAATACAAGAAATACTTATATTCGGTATCCGGAATATACAACTAAAGTTAAACTTATAAGTGATAAGACTGTTTCAAACGGCAGTCCCTTATTTGAAGAACAGGAAACGCAACTTATTGATGATACTCTATATAAAGAAGACAATACACAACCTAAAATTTTTTATCCCGGTATACCAGAAAAAATTACTACAATTCAACCATGTAAAGGTGGGCTTATTTCATCTTTCGCATATTTTGATGTAACCTTAACATCCGATGAAATTACTTTATTATCGGATTATTACAAAACAAAAAATTTAAATGCTGATGTATTAAAAACAGAAAAAATATATGGTAAATCGCCTACGTTTAAAGATGATTCCAGTACTTGGACATGGGATAATGTTAATAAGAAGCTTAAATTAAATACAACTATTGAAAACCCAGATAAAACCGATGATTATTCCGTAATTATTTGTGATATGAAAGACAATTATACTGCTAACGAATTAAATTTAACTTTTGCGAATACACGTACACTTTCGAGTATAAGAGATAATACACCCGTGAACAAGTTAAAATATAAAATTCAATCCGTGTTAAAAATAGAAAAACAAACGGAGAAGGAAATAGAATTAATTATTGATTTGAGTAGTTTGTCGGTCGATGATCATGGATTCTTAGCCATTATTGCACCCCGAGCGGAAAATAATTTAGAAAATTCAAGTAGATTTCAGACCAATAGCGTGGGTGGTCAAATATTAATTGACGATGGTGTATTTTACTCTCATTTTGTTAATGATTCTAAAATTATTACAACTACTGTTAAAAATTATGAAAGTGAATCGGGTGCTAAATATAGATACGATATATATGTCAATGATAATTTTGAGGGTGTATTTCCAACAAATACAAAAAACGCTTTTACCATTAAATACTTATATTATTTGCAATATAGTGACCATAATCCTGAAAATCTTGAATATGGGCACGTTCGAGAAGAATATAATCATAGAAATCTATCAGAAGTTGATGCTCCCATAAAAATACCGATTTATAACGAAACGACTGGAAATATGGAACTAAGTGATAAAGAGTATAGTTTACCAGATAAAGAGGATGTTCCTAGATATACAGAAGATGACTCTTATCAGAATTTAATGGTAAACATAAACGGGAAAATATATCTTAATCGTAATAAAACTAATCTCCCAAGTCACAGCAGATTTAGAACAGATGGTAAGTACCCATACATTAGAGGTAATTCGAAAGTTTATAGTTACAATGGTTATCACTATTTCAAGTGGGACGATGCTCTTAAAACTGAACCCATATTTTCAATTTATTCGGATGCGAAAATTGGTAAGGGTATTATGCTTCTTGTTAGAGATGCAAGGCATCATATGAATTTAACAGTTAAGGAAACTTTACAAAGTGATAATACGACTAAAGAAATATATAAAAGGAATAACTTTATTACATTTACTAATAATAATCGCATAAGCGGCGGTCTACCGGGAAACGCGGGATCTGACGCAAGAGAAGATCACACAAACATGTGGAACAGTGTTAATAGGCGTCTTCGAGCTGCCCTAAATTTTTGGCAAATACTCCCATTTAATGTAGGTGAACCAGATTATAGAAGACCAACTTACGTAGCACCATCACCACCGGCTAATGCACCAGCACTACCAACAACACCAGCTTATTTTTCGGAATCGGTAAAATTAACAAGTATAGAAAACGATGCTCGTTCCCTTGAATTGGGTTCATCCCCATCTTCATCCTTACCAGAAAGAAAACCGATTGAAACCTTATATCCAATTAACGATATCGGTGATAATCCGGTAAGACCAGTTGATAAGAAAGATGGTAAAAAAGCACACGAAGCTTTTAAACATGGTCAGTATGGAAGTTCGGTATCTATAAGTGATAATATAATGGTTATTGGTGCACCAAATACGGGTAAAGGTAAGAAAATGACTGTAAAGGTAAAAGACGGTACAACTAATGTTATAGAATTTGATGAAGATGGTAAACGTAAAGATGTACTTACTACAAAAGAAATTTACGAGTACCCGGACTCCGGTGCTGCTTTTATTATGAAAAGAGACAGTGAAGACGGTGAGTGGTACAATATCGGTATAGTTAGAGGTGGTAAAAGTCGTGATAAAACGGGTTCAGCTGTTTCTGTTGATAAGGGTTACGTAGCGATAACATCTGTTGGTGATGAAGAAAATAGAGTCATTTCCACGCCACAAATGAGTAGTTTTCAAAAAGACTCTGAAGGTATAATAATCTGGGCTACTGAAAATGTAGACGGTATCACTAAGTCGTCGCTTGAAAGTCAAAAAAAATATAAAACGGGGTATACCGACGATGATAAAGTATCGGAAAAATGGAAAGATTATGTTAATAATATTGATGTAAATCAAGATGAATGGGGTAAAAATTCTATAGAAAATCTTAAAAACGATTATTATGGATATATAGCTGAGAATGGTAGAAAAATTTACGTAGATGGAAATGGAGTTAGATATTTCGATGGAGAATACGAGTATATAGATGAAAATAGAACGTATTTTACAACGGAAGAGCGACGCGGGGAAACCTGGAAAATGAGATTAGAAAAATTACCATTCCCTGGTTCAAAACCGTCAAGTTACAAAATTATTGAGGGTCATACAAGTT